GATGGAAGTCAGCCGCGCTCAAAATGGGCAGCTGGTCTACACCTATTACCGTGATGTTGATGAAAGCAGTCTAAAGCCGAAAGGCGGGTATGTCAACCTCCGTAAGGACGAGGTGCTTCATATACCTGGTCTGGGCTTTGATGGACTTATTGGTTACAGTCCAATAGCAATGGCCAAGAACGCAATCGGTATGTCGCTTGCCACTGAAGAATACGGTGCGACATTTTTTGCAAATGGAGCAAACCCCGGTGGCGTATTGGAACACCCCGGTGTAATCAAGGATATCCAGCGGGTCAAAGATAGCTGGAACACTGCCTATCAAGGAAGTGGTAACGCACACAAAGTTGCCGTACTGGAAGAAGGAATGAAATTCCAGCCCATTGGTATCCCACCAGAGCAGGCACAATTCCTTGAGACACGGAAGTTTCAGATTAACGAAATTGCACGTATCTTCCGTGTGCCGCCACACATGGTGGGTGACCTCGAAAAATCAAGTTTTTCAAACATCGAACAACAATCATTAGAGTTCGTAAAATACACTCTCGACCCGTGGGTAGTTCGATGGGAGCAGAGCCTTCAACAATCGCTGCTCTTGCCTTCCGAGAAAGCATCTATATTCATCAAGTTTAACGTGGATGGTCTGCTTCGTGGTGACTATCAGAGCCGAATGAACGGATATTCTGTTGCTCGGCAGAACGGTTGGATGTCTGCTAATGACATCCGTGAACTGGAGGATATGAACCGTATCCCTGCCGAGGAAGGTGGCGATTTATATCTTGTCAACGGCAATATGCTCCCTCTCTCACAGGCAGGCAATTTCTATGAAAAGGAGGCTAAAGGCCAATGAAAAAATTTTGGAACTGGGTACGAGATGAAAGCACGCAGGAACGTACCCTCTATCTCAACGGAGAGATCTCCGACGAGACCTGGTGGGGCGACGAAGTAACACCAAAGCTTTTCAAGGACGAATTGATGGCTGGTTCTGGCAATATAACAGTGTGGATTAACTCTCCCGGCGGTGATGTGTTCGCTGCTGCACAGATTTATAACATGCTGATGGATTACGAAGGAAATGTGACTGTTAAGATTGACGGGCTTGCTGCAAGTGCTGCGTCAGTCATTGCAATGGCAGGTGGAGATGTGTATATGTCTCCTGTATCCATGATAATGATCCATAATCCTTCGACTATTGCCATCGGTGATAGCGAAGAAATGCTCCGTGCTAAGGCTTTGCTGGATGAGGTAAAGGAAAGCATCATCAATGCATATGAGCTGAAAACCGGATTATCCCGTACAAAGCTCTCACATCTCATGGATGCGGAAACATGGATGAATGCAAACAAAGCTATTGAGCTTGGCTTCGCTGACAAAGTCCTGTTTATGGAGGTTGAAGATCGTGTTCCATTTAATATAGAACACGGCCTAATATTCTCTCGTGCAGCCGTGTGTAATTCATTGCTCTCAAAAATACCCAAAAAACCAAAACCGAAAAAAGGTACCCCGATTGAGTCGCTGGATAAGCGGCTTTCTTTAATTTTGCACTAATTTGAAGGAGGAATTTCAATGAGTAAGATTCTTGAACTGCGTGAAAAGCGCGCTAAAGCCTGGGATGCAGCGAAAGCATTCCTTGATAGTAAACGTGGTGGTGACGGACTACTGTCCGCAGAGGATACCGCTACTTATGAGAAGATGGAGAACGATGTAATAGCACTGGGTAAAGAAATCGAGCGTCTTGACCGTCAGGCTTCCATCGACCTGGAACTTTCCAAAGCAACCAGCAACCCCATTACAAATGCTCCTTCCAAGGCAGCTGAAGAAAAGACCGGTCGTGCGTCCGACGAGTACAGAAAAGCATTCTGGAGTGCTATGCGTACTCGTGCAGGAGAAGGGCTTGACCCAAATGTAAAAAATGCTCTGCAAATAGGTACAGAATCAGAAGGAGGTTATCTGGTTCCCGATGAATTTGAACGCACTCTTGTAGAAGCACTTGAGGATGAAAACATCTTCCGCTCACTGGCCAAAGTTATCACCACTTCTTCCGGTGACAGAAAAATCCCAGTCGTTGCCACCAAAGGCACTGCCTCCTGGGTCGACGAGGAAGGGACTATCACAGATAGTGACGACAGTTTTGGTCAGGTGTCTATCGGGGCGTATAAACTGGCAACTTTGATTAAGGTTTCCGAGGAGTTGCTTAACGACTCTGCATTTGATATGGAAGCGTACATTTCTAGAGAGTTTGCAAGACGTATCGGAAATAAAGAGGAGGAAGCCTTTTTTACCGGCGATGGCTCTGGCAAACCAACTGGTATCCTCGCCACTACAGGTGGAGCACAAGTTGGTGTTACAACTGCAAGTGCTACGGCAATCACTATGGATGAGGTGCTTGATCTTTTCTACTCCTTAAAGGCACCTTATCGTAACAAAGCAGTATTTGTTATGAACGATGCTACTATAAAGGCAATTCGCAAACTGAAGGATGGTCATGGGCAGTATCTATGGCAGCCATCACTACAGGCTGGGACACCTGATACTATTCTCAACCGTCCATTGTACACATCTTCATATGTACCTACCATTGAAGCCGCAGCTAAGACCATTGCCTTTGGTGATTTTAGTTACTATTGGGTAGCAGATCGCCAAGGACGTGTATTTAAGAGACTAAACGAGCTCTATGCCGTTACCGGCCAAGTCGGATTTGTTGCAACCCAACGTGTCGATGGCAAATTGATTCTGCCGGAGGCTATCAAGGTTCTCCAGCAGAAAGCGTGATGGAGGTGCAATATGAGCTATAACACTAAGAATTACACCGAACAAGGCGGAGAGAAAACTGTTATAGGTGGGACACTTGAAATCAAGGAAGGAGCTTCGGTAACAGGGCTCTCCGCTAATCCCCTTCTCGTTGCAACTGAGGAGACTCTCGGCGGTATTAAAGCTGCAGCAGCAGGTGATAGTGACACCGTCGAAGTTAAGATTGGCGATGATGGCAAGCTATATGTGCCAGCACTTGCTATGGCAACATCTGAAACTCTAGGTGGAGTAATAGCTGAGGACACAGCTACGCTTGTAACAGATTTCAATGCGCTTCTCGCAAAACTAAAAGCAGCTGGGTTAATGGCAGCAGACGAAGAATGACCAGAAGGAGGCGGATGGCATGACAACTGATAATCTTTTACCAAAAGTAAAAGCAAACTTAATATTGGAGCATGATGCAGACGATGGCCTTCTGCTGCATTACATCAAAGCTGCCGTCTCCTATGCAGAAAGCTACCAGCATATTCCCGAAGGACATTACTCCGAAAACACTATGCCACCTACTACTGAACAGGCTGTAATCATGCTGTCGAGTCATTTCTACGAAACCAGAGATGGCTCGACAGCTGGTTTCTTTGCTGATAGCGTGCAAGCAGGTCAACAGGTTTGGAATACGGTAAACCTACTTCTTAGGCTTGACCGGGATTGGAAGGTGTAGATTATGAGCTTTGGAAAGATGAACACTTTCATTAATATAATCAGCACCAATCCTACTATAGACGAAGAGGGATTTTCTACTGTAGAAGAGACACTGCTTGCCTCTGTCCGAGCATACAAGGAGGAGCGGCATGGTAATGAGCGGTGGGCAAATATGGCTACATTTTCAACGGCCTCCACCCTATTACGATTTAGAAAAATCCCAGGTTTAGAAATAAACTCTGAAATGATTATCGTCTGTGCTGATGACCGATACCGGATACTTAGTTCAGAAGATGTACGCGGACGCAGGATGTATACCGAGGTTCTTACCGAACGAATAGAACCTTCTATGAGGTGATTATATGGCAAAAGTAAATATAAAGATGCCGGAAGATTTTCTTCTGCGTATATCCAGATTAGGCGACCAGATTGATGTAATTGTTCCTCGTGTACTTGAGGTAGGCGGTAATGTAGTTCTGAAAAAAGTCAAAGACAATCTGCAGGCTGTAATCGGAAAGGATACGAAATATCCTTCAAGAAGTACTGGTGAACTTATTTCATCATTAGGTCTTTCTGACGCTAAGCAAGATAGAAATGGGAACTTTAATGTGAAGGTCGGATTCGCGGAGCCTCGCCCTGATGGTGAAAACAATGCAAAAATTGCAAGTGTCCTTGAATATGGCAAACACGGACAACCCGCTAAACCTTTCATGAAGCCCGCAAGAACTGCATCTCGCAGACCTTGCACCAATGCAATGATTAATAAGCTAGAGGAGGAGATTGGCAAGATATGAGTATTCTATCGGAACTTACTACTATCGTAAGCGCTATACCTCTTCCCGTGGAAACTGGTGTTTTTTCTGACAAAGCTCCGGATGAGTATGTAGTCCTATTACCTCTATCGGACATTTTTGAACTTCATGCGGATAATCTCCCCGGATTTGATGTGCAGGAAGTACGAATATCACTTTTTTCAAAAGGCAACTACCAGCAAAGGAAAAAACAGATCATCGCTGCTTTACTAAGTGATGATTTCACTGTAACCGAACGACGATACATCGGACATGAGGATGATACTGGATATCATCATTACGCCATAGATGTGGCAAAAAACTATGGATTGGAGGAATAACATATGGCAACTATCGGTCTGGATAAACTGTACTATGCAAAAATAACCGAGGACTCTAATGGTGAGGAAACCTATGGTGTGCCTTCGGTGCTTGCCAAAGCCATAACCGCTGAACTATCTGTAGAATTGGTAGAGGCGATTCTGTATGCGGACGACGGTGCCGCAGAAATTGTTAAAGACTTCAGCAGTGGTACCCTCACACTCGGAGTGGATGACATTGGCCCAACAGTTGCGGCAGATCTAACTGGTGCATCAACTGATGACAACGGTGTTCTTATCTCTGCCAGCGAAAATGTTGGCGCTCCGGTCGCTATAGGATTTCGTGCACAGAAGGCCAACGGAACATATCGATATTTTTGGTTGTACCGTGTGGTGTTCGGGCTACCAGCAACAAACCTGCAGACTAAGTCTGATTCTATTACTTTCTCTACACCGACTATTGAAGGAACGGTAACGCGCAGGAATAAGTTAGATGGACTGGGCAAGCACCCGTGGAAAGCAGAAGTAACCGAAGGCGACGCAGGCGTTCCTGCCTCTGTTATTACCGGTTGGTTCTCTGAAGTTTACGAACCCATGTACACACCGGAACCATAGGAGGATAACGATGGATAATGAGAGAACTGCCACTATCAACATAGGCGGCAAAGAATATGAACTGGTTCTGACTACCCGTGCGACAAAAGCAATTGCCGGTAGATATGGGGGGCTTGAAAACCTCGGAGAAAAGCTAATGAAATCCAAGAACTTTGAGATGGCGCTGGACGAGATTATTTGGCTAATTACACTGTTAGCAAACCAGTCAATCTTAATACACAACCTTAGGAATAAGGAATCACCTAGAGAATTACTCACAGAGGTAGAGGTGGAACTTCTCACTTCACCACTTGACTTGGCGGCATATAAAAACGCAATCACCGAAGCGATGTTCAAAGGTACGAAACGCAATGTGGAAAGTGAGGAAAACGCCACCGGGGATGGCATATCAAAAAACGCGATAGCCGGATAAACGATAACGAGTTGTTTACCCGGCTTTTCTATTACGGTACTGTGCAGATGGGCATTAGTTCAGATGAATTCTGGCTTATGCCCATTGGTCTATTCCTCGACATTTGGACCTGCCATAAGCAATTTCTTGGTATGGAAAAGCCAAAAAGGAATTGGACGATTGATGATGTTATCCCTGCTGGCATTTGATAAGTATTAGTAATAGTGGTATGCTTTATGTGTTATATATATAGTCACTTTTCGGCTATAAGTGAGAATTAAACCGCAACAGATTGGAGTTAGTTATGAAAAGTAAAGCAAACCAACACTATGTATGGCAAAAATATTTAAAGCCATGGGTTAAAAAGGAAAAACACAATAAGAGGTGTCTTCAAAACAATATATTAAAAATCTTAACTAGTCATGCAACTTGAATTAAAACGAAAATAATAATTCAAAGTATTGTATAAGTTTAGTGCATCGTATATAATACTGGCAATCAATTTGATTTGAGGAGCATACATATGTGGACTTCATTAATAGCATCAATACTCGGATTATTATTAAGGGGAATGATGAGATCAGAAAATGAAACAATAGAGAGAATTGGAACAATAGGAATGACTATATGTTTTATAATCGGAGGAATTTCATTAGTTGTTTATCTCGTAAATAAGTAAAGTCCCAAACATTTTTTCATACCGCGTTGCGGAGGTGTCGGAATTTCTATCTTTCGATACAAAGATTTTTCTTCTGTGACATTATCTGTAGTCTGCTTTGCCCCGTCAACATTTTCATGACAACAGCACCTTGCAGTTGATGGACTCTGCTAATCTTTAATTGATGTATCCTTGGATGGACTTCGGTTTACAGTAATTTTTAAGGATGCCTTGTATACTGCACCGTCAATAGTTTTCATAAACGGCTGCTATATCATCTGCTAAAAAAATATTTAACTTAGGAGCAACTAAAAATATTGCTCCTTTTTCATGCCCTTTTTTAAGAGGTTAGACGGCAG